CACACGGCCTGCTTGGTCAACACCTGATTTTGAAGCACTTTGAATGATGGTTTGTAGATTATAGTCTTGCGTATCTTTGATTACTTTGAAAGATGCCGAATATTGTGACACCACACCGCCAAAACCTGCGGCTGTAGCTGCACCATCACCTACACGTTGTGAATATCCAAGACTAAACCGAGGGTACCTAATATTACTGCCAGTTGGGCCGCTTTTAAGATCTCCCTTGTGGTCAAATGTTCCCGTCGGGGATCCAAGCACCGTGGACAACACATTTTTGCCCTGATGCATGTTGACAATATACGAATATTCCAACACAGCTTCTTCATATGAGGCATAGACATTTGCCGGCGTTATTTCAATGTCAACAACATCCCCTCCTAGCTTTTTATAAACATACCCTACTTGTGCAGCGGCGCCGCTTAAAAAATCAGTTGAGTCTGTATAAGTGCCTATTGGACACCCAGAAGATACTAAAGAGGCACTACCTGTTGACGTTAATATTATAGTGCTTGTTTGTGATATTGGTGAAAGATTTGTTGGCATTCATATCGCCTCCTAAACATAAATAGTAAAATGATAAACAAAATCCCCCTAACAACGTCAGGGGGATTGCAATAAGTCTATTAATCTATAATTTACTTTTTAGAAGATGCTTTTTTTGTTTTTGTAGTTGTAGATTTTTGAACCTTTTTGGTTTCCTTTTTTTCTTCAACAACAACTTTTGGCTGTGGCTTAGATTCGGCCTTTTTGGGTGGCGTCTTTACCTCAGCCTTCTTTGGCTCTGGCTTAGATGCCTCCGTCACAACTGGCTCTGGCTCAGTTGCTGCAGCTTCATTTTTCTTGCGATAAAGCCAAAGCTTTTTCCATTTCTTACCCATGACAATTCTCCTATGTATTGGTATCGTAGTAAATAGTACAAAAAACTAAAAAACGAAAATCTCAAAAAATTGACGCCGAAAAAATTTGGCAGATCAACATTTTTAAAAAAAACGCCCAAATCTGAAAAGACTGGGCGTTCAGAAATGATAGACTTAATATATCAAAGGGTAGCTTGGGTTAGTGCATTGTTTACAATGCCGTCAACATACCAGTTGGTGCCATCGCTATAAAATTCCAGAGTATCGCCAATGGCGCGCCCCGAAGAGTGTAGTGTCAATTTGCCTTTGTCGGCAATGGCAACGCGGGTCATTGTGGTTGTTGCAGAGTTATGCCTATAATTGCCTTGCATTACATCTGACTGTGCTTGGATAACGTGTTCATGCTCAGTAGTTACGAACACCTTAAACCATAAACCGTCGGTTACAGGGGGGAGGGTGAGAGTAGACTCATCGGAGCCTCCCATGAGGATAACGGCGCCTGATTCAGAGGCCGCAAGGGTTTTTGTGGCGCCGGCGCCGGTCAGACTGATAACTTGTACATTGCGCGCAATGTCGACAGTCTCCTTCATTAATTTTCTAAGTCTTGCAGAATTGGGTGATACAGCCATGTTTAGATTCTCCTTATATATGGTGTGATATTACACTCTAAGTAGTCTCTCCAAAAACAAAAGCCCCCGTCAATGACGGGGGCTTTAAATATTTAGCTTTAGCCTACTGATTAATTATCAGCTGCCGCCACTCTCACCTAAGAGACCGCGGACAACAACGAGTCCGTACATATCAGGACGCACCATCTTCTTGGCATAACGCGTCATGACTCCCTTACGGGGTACGAAGTCTTCTGGTCCGAAGATCGTAGGTGTAGTTTGCAGTGGTACGTATGGAGCGTACACGTATCCGCTTTCAAGGAAAGAGGAACCGCGACGGCCAACGAGGACTACGTTGCGAAGGAAGTATGGGTCAACAATGACATCAAACTTCTTGCTCAACGAGCCAACTGCGACTGCACCGATAGAACCGGTTTCATCATCGTGAGTGACAGAAGCACGGAATCCAGCGGTAAACTCAAGGATGTTGGCAACTTCAGGTCCGCAGACGACAAAGTTAGCACCACCACGCAGAGTCTTGCGGTGAATTTGTGCAGAAACATCGTTGATAGTTTCAACGAGGGTCTCATACCACTCAGAGACCGTACCGGTGAAGTCAGGAGCCTTAGTGGCAGCACCGACTTCATCGCCGTTAGAGTCTACGAAAAGACCGGGAGCGCGTGACCAATAACGAGTATCGGCGGTTGCACTGTTGACGAGGTCAGCAAGGATCTCGCGGTCGATTTCAAGAGCGATTTGTTCCGAAAGGATCGAGGTCAACTCAACTTCCGCATCAAGGTTGTGATAGGCGTTAAGGTCTTGACCTAACTCCGGAGTCCACTTAGCCTTGAGCTTCTTGGTTTGAGCGGTAACAGCAATGCTGTCCACCTTGATATCGATCTCAGGGATATCAGTCGCACCCTCAAGTCCCCATTCTGCAGCACCAACAACTGATCCAAGAGCATTGGATGTCGAAAGCTTATCGCGAAGTGGGAAAATGATGTCCTCAGCACCTTGTAGCGCTGCACCAGCAACGACACCGGGACCGTGGCCGTTGACGCGGACTTCATCATTAGCCGAGCCGGTTCTACCAACAATAACAAGTCGAATCGCTTCAGTACCTGCACCTAAGTTTTGATAATTCCAAGTGTCCTCTGCGGCAATTCTTTGTGTCAAACGGCGAGTGTTACCGGGTGTGACTGATTGGACCAAGTTTCCGCCCATAGTAGTACAACCAGCGGAAGCACTAAACGCAGACAAGTTGTACAAGTCTGCATCCGAGTTCAAAGCACTCGACGAAACTTCAAAAACAATAGCTGCGTGAGTTGCAGTACCGTTGTTGGTGGATTTGGCAAGAGCATCAGGATCATATCCGATTAACTTCTTGTGTGCTTCACTCATAGATGACGAGATAGCAAACGAAGCTACCAAACGACCACTGGTCGTCGCGGGAGCACTTGAACCAGTTGGAGATGCGTACGCATAACCACGAGCAGATGCACGCGGACCCGAAAGGGATTCGGCTTGAGTCCCGATTACATCGACACCACCGGTGATTTGGCTACCGACCTGATCAGTACCATAAATGGACTTATCTTGCTTGTTGCCAAGTCGAAGTGTCTCAGTACTTCCATCACCACGATCTCCCGAGAACACGAAGTCAAGGAAGAAAATGAGACCCGATGGGAGACTCATTGGTTGTACAGAAACAAGATCGTTTGCGATCAGTCCTGCGAAAACGCGACGAACAATTGGGAATGCGACGGCGGCGAAACCCTCAACATCTCCAGCAGCCATGCTGCTGCTCTCACGAAGTAATTCTTTTGCTTGATTTTCAAGCAAACGTGCCATAGATTGTCTCTTGCGGTCTGAATCAATACCTTCAAGTAGACCTGTCTTCTCCCACTTGGAAAGAAGAGCAGAACTCTCGGCGCGCATATCACGATTAACTACACCTTCGGTGAGTCTTTCAATAATACCAGCCATTTTAAATACCTCCTATTAATTGTATTTGTATCATTTGATACCTGCTAGTCTTTTCATCCTATCCGCAATTGGATCGGATGATGTGCTCTCTTGACGAGAAGCACGAATAACTGCTGAACGTTTATTGCTGATGGCTTCGCTCAGTGATTGTGGGCTTCGCTTAGGCTTGGCCTCCACTGTGCTTTGAAGCGTCTCAAAAATAGTACGTGCTTCAGTTACAGAACCAGCGCCTGAAATAGCTTCGACAATCTTTTCTTTTTGTCGCTCATTAAAGGAGGTATTCCTAAGTACACGGTTCGTATATAACAAGCGAGCGTTGGAAAGATTTACGTCTTGTAAATTTTCTTGTAATTCTTCCAATACTCCCTCATATTTTGAAAGCTTTTCGGTAAGTTGTTTATTTTCAAAAACTAACTCTTCTTGTGCTTTCTTTAAATCTTTCATTTCTTCTTCTACATCTGTAGAACGGCGATGAGCCATTTCTTTTTCCATTTGATATTTAGTATCTTCCGAAGAACGACCAGCCCAACCGGCAAGGTCGGCGCCCATATCAATTGTAAGTTTTTCCATGATAGCATCTACAAGTGAATCTGCGTCTAATTCTTCTTCTAATTCTTGGCCGCCTTCTCCGGATTCTTCATCTTGTTCTGCGGAAGCTTTAGTTTCTTCTGCAGAAGCATCTGGATTCTGCAATGCCATTTCTTCAAGCTCTTCTTCATCCTCGGCCAACACAGCAGCTAAGTCTTCTTCTGTTAATTCGATTTCCTCGTCTTCGCTAAGCTCTGTCTCTAATGCGCTTACAGCTTCCTGAAGGGCATCTAAATCAATGCTGACTGGTACTTCTTGGCCGGCTTCAGGTAGCCCCTCTGGGATGTCTCCCTCTTCTTCGGACAAACCATCAGTTGCAGCAAGAGGGATATTTTGAGCGACGTCAGTTTGAATCGACTGCTCTGCTGGCTCTTCTTGTTCTAATAGTTGTTCCAAGGTGGCCTTTACTTCCTCAGAGTATTTTTCAATAACAGAGGTTTCAGCATTTTTGAGTGCAGATTCGCGTAAGGCTTTTGCGTCTACAATCGCTTCTTTCAATAAGCTAGACATTAATAGGGCTCCTAAAGTGGGAAATGTTCAAAATAAATAGTGTCAAGACTCACAAAAGGCC